TATTCATAGCCTTATTATATTACACAAGGCCCACACAGTCAATGCCTGGGCCTTGGTAAAATGTCAGATTATTTCGCTTGTCTCGATCTGATCAGTTTCAGTATGTCTTCTGCCCTCTTGGCACTGTCTCCTGCGGGTGCCGCCGTTGCCGGTGCCGCCTCTGGTTGTGGTGCTGGAGCAGGTTCGCTTACTGCTGGAGCAGGTTCAAATGCAGGTGCCGTTGTGGTCGCTGGTGCTTCCGCAACAGGTGTCTGTGGTTTTTGGTAAGCCACGCCCGCTGGTCTGAAGTACTGTCCGTACTGTTCTAGATCATAAGCCTCTCCCTCAACAGATTTTTCAAACAATTCCTTGATTATTTTCACTTCTGCCTCGGTTGGCTCTTTTGGTCTGAAGTCACCTAGGTTGTGTAACCCGTGCGTCTCTATCGCGGCTCTCTCCGCCTCGTCTAGAGCTCTTTCCCTTCTTGACCATTTTGATGTTGAGTAGTCAGCGTAACCACCTTTGGTTGTCTTGGTGATCCTGAAGTCTACACCTTTCACGTAGTCAGTTGGCATTTCTTCCATTTCTGGATCCATTAATGCCCCTCTGATTATGTTGAAGATCTGAGGTCCAATGATGAATCTTCTGATTGGATTCTCAGGTGTTGTGTCTTCCGCTAACGGATTCGTTGTGACAAATCCCTGGAAGATGTAACTTTTCTTCTTCCAGTATTTTCTGCCCATGTCTTCCATGCTCTTGTCTTTGAACCACGGTCTAACTTCTGTTAGTACTGGACAAGTCTTGCCATACATTTCCATGCATGGTACTTGCACTGTCACTGGTCTCGAGTCGGTCTGACCCTTGATGCCCGCGAACGGCAGTTTGATCATGTTCCTTTCAGTCCAGAAGAATGTGTTGGTCTCGTCCTTGTCCGGTAAGAACCTAACTACTGCTTCAGAACCTTCTGCTATGTTCCAGTGTGGGTAGATGGCGTTGTCTCCGCCTGTGTTGGAAGTGGAGCGATTCACTTCTTGAGATTTCAATTTCGCTCTTATTTCAGCTAATGATGCCATAATGTAAGCCTCCTTGTGTGCCTATGTTTGTTAGTTTGCCTAAATGTATATTAGACATATAGTGTTTAATATACAACTATATTTATCCATTGTCTACTACTATTATTGGTAAAATATCTTATTTTTCTTGAAAACAAAAAATGGATAATCAAACTTAAAGGTATACACACCGTTGTATGAGAGATATCCGAATGTTTTTATATCTTCATTTTTTTCAGTAATGTATGTACCTATAGTATCGAAGTCGTTCAATGAATCACCTGTTATTGTACATTTAAGATCCTTGATTATTACGAATACATCTTGAATTATTTGATTGCCCTTCAGTACAGTGTCTCTGTCGACTTTATTTTCTAAACTGACAGATAATATATTTGTTCCTACTTGCTGTTTGAGATCAAATATATTCTTATCGTATTCTCCAGAATGAATTAATTCATCATTGAACTTGATCTCTCCCATGGGGAGTTTGTTGCCTTTTCTTCCTATCTCCAAAGTTAGTTGCAACATTATATCTTATTTTCCTTCCAGTGTTTGATCATTCTTTTGGCCAACGCTTTTTTTGTTTTGTATCTATACTCGGTCATAAGTTTATATTTGTTACTCAGCTCTAGCAGTTCTATCCACCAATTCACACGATTTATGAAAGTGTTGTCAGGATTGCTTGGAATTTTCCAATATTCATAAACCAATCCAACACCCGCTTTTATATCTTCCCACTCGACTTCTAATTTTCTCGCGTGTGTATCATACAACGGTGAACCTGGCAAAAGATGAAGTACCCCTACCGGATTTACTATTACATTTGGAAATTCGAAATGTTTATATTTCTCCACTAGCGATAGTGTGTCTTCGAAGTCCTTTCTTGTTTCTGTTACGTAACCGGTCATGAGATTCCACTCTTGTGTGATTCCTACTTTCTGTAGGCTTTCTATCATTATAGATAGATCCTCGTTTGTAAACTTTTTACCCATGTGATTCCTAACGGCTTCGCTTCCAGATTCCACGCCGACTATTACATGCTTACAACCTGCCTGCGCCATGAGTTCGTAATCGTCCTCTGTTGTTTGGCCCTTGGGCCTTGCTATGTATTCACCATAGTAGGATAATGTTTTTGGCAATTTTTTTGCCAATGCTTCGTTCATTTGTCTGAATGCTTTCATGGACCCATTTATCAGGCTGTCAGACATCATGAAATTTGTGATACCTTGTTTTTCATAGATCTCGATCATCTCGTCTGCTATTTTTTTGCCATCCTTGAAAACAAATTTTGGTTCAAATGTGAACACGTCACAGAAGGTACATCTCCTCACACATCCTTTTGATCCGGTAATTGTTGCCGCGGCCGCTTGTTCCGTGAGATGAAAGATTTTTGAACTGTTGGCATACAGGTCGACTTTGTAGTCAATGTATGATGGGGTGGGCAATTCATTTAATTCCTCATGAGTCAATTGCCTGCCCGAATTGAATTTTCCTTTTTTATTGTTAGTAAGTATATCTATAAGTAAATTTTCGCTTTCATTTATTACCACAGCATCACATAATCCTGTTTCTAACATAGTGTCAGACATCATTTTATTGTTCTTGTACGGTATGTTTGTGTTGTCATCCTTACTGATTCCGGGACCGCCCAGTATTATTTTTTGACCAGGATTTATTTTTTTTATATGGAAACATAAATCATGTGCGAAGCAGAGACTCTGATAACTCAACAAAGAAAGACCTATCCAGTTGCTTTTCATCTCTATTAGACGTCTGGCGGTTTTTTCAACATATTCTTGGTACCAGTCGTGTGCTTCTTCTGACATTTCTGAAAAGAACATCATGTACTTTTCTATTTCCGTGGAAAACACTTTATCTTTGTACGCCAGTTGTGTTTCTATGTTTAGATCAACTGTTGTGGTCTTAAGTCCATGCGAGTCACAGATGGCTTTTAGTAAGGCCGGAGCCAATGGCATAGCATCTATCTTGCTGAAGGGCAAGAACACAAAGACCGCGTGATAATTCATACAGATATTATATATTGTTCAATTGGTAAAGTAAATTATTTTATTTTAATGGAAAGATACCTATTGATAGAATGCTAGGTTTTTTATACGATCTATTTGATTATCGTAAGCCATTTCTTCTTCTGAGAAGAATTCTTCAAGTTGTAAGCCTGCCAACTCTATGGCATCTTTTAAAGTGTATTCCTGATCGCCCACTTTGAACTTGTCACCCGCTTTCATGCCCGCGGCCTTGGCTTTCTGTACTGCCTGTGCGAACTGGTTGCCCTCGAACTTGCCAGCGTGTGCTCCACCCTGCATCTTCTCGTAGTGTTCCGCGGCCTCTTCTGGTGTGAGTCCTAGTTCATCAGCGTGGCTCATGAATTCGTCTTTGCTCATGCTCTGTGCCATGTCTGCTATCTTGTCGCCCATGCCTTCTGTTTTGTCAGCGTATCTTTCATCACCGGCTTTCATTCTTTTGTAAGCAGTTGTGTTCATCATCTTGTCCGCTTTCGTCACGTCAAGTTTTGTTGCGTCCTCTTTGTCCTTCTTTTCAATTTCTTGATCTTTGGGTTCGGTGGCATACTCTTTGAGTTTGTCAAAATTCTTGTGTAGGTAGTCTGTGGCCACTTTTTCATCTGCGGAAGTGAATGCTGACTTGCCATCTTTGTCTAGCACGTCATACACCATCTTGCCGTCTTCGCCCTTGTACATCGACACGTATGGTTTCTGTTCCACGATGTTGTCTGCCCATGATTCGAACGCTTCCGTCTCCTTGGCCTTGCCTTTTAGGTCCTCTTTGGTGCGAACGCACCTGGCTCCATCCTTACTTCTTTGCCGTACTCTGGATCCGCCTGCATCTTCTTGTAGTCGTCGATGTATCTCTTGGCCAGTTGTATCGCTATCTTCTTGTTCTTAATGTAGTCCGGTGTTGGTTTGAATGTGGATGAATTCTCTTGGTCCATCTCATCTGCCACCCTACTTGCGAAGTTGGCTACTCTGTCTTCCTCGCCTGATTTGGTCAGCAGTCTTGACGCTATGTCTGAAAGTATTGAACTCAACATTGTGTTCTTGTTAGTGAATTTCGTCCTTGACAGCATCTTGTCTGCTGTGTCATCTTTCCTCAGGATCAGTTTACTGTCTGGATCAGTAAGGAAACTCTGTACCACTGCGCCATGATCCACTGGTGGTTGTATTGGTGCGTCGATAGGCTCATCACCCGGTTCTAGTTCGTTGACCTGATCTTCTTTCTTTTCGTCATCGTCACCATCCATGTGTGAATGCACATCTACTCTACCTTGGTGTTTGTCTTTTGATAATTTTTCTGCTTCGCCTTCCTCATCTTCTTCTTTTTCTGTAAGTTCACTCATTATCTTGTTTATAATTGGTAAAGCATCCTCTACTCTGGCATCTAGGTTTTTCATGGTGAACTTCTCTCTCAGTTTGTTTACGGTTTCATCGTCTAGTATTTGTTCTTCTGATGTTTTGAAATCTTTCGATGCTGTTTCATAGTGACTCTGTTTTGATAGGTTCTTCATGTAGCCTCTCAAGTTTTCCAGTTTCATCTTGGTCTGTTCTATGATGTCGCCCGCGTTGTCATTCAACTGATCTTTGTTGGTGACATATCTCGAGAATGAGTTTAATTTTGCTATGTCTTCTGATGTTGCTATAATGTGCTGTCCGAACTCGTCATGCGGTCTTCCACCGTTGGCCACGTGCCTCTGCATGGCTCTCGCACCTGCTAGGTGTGTTAGTGGATATTTGAATCTCTCGCCATCTTCGTTCTCTATGTACAGTGATTGTATCTGTCTTGATCTCGCTCCTGGCACTGTCTCGTCAACTTTGCCCTTGTGCCTGATTATCAATCTTGTTTTTTCTAGATTCTCAAATGAACTCTTGGAAGTGCCAGTTAGGCCTTCTGCGACCGGTGCCTTCTCGACACCCGCTAATTTAGTAATTCTTGCTAGTTCTTCTGACATCTCGCCAGTATTTACCGTTTTGTTCGTATCTGCTAGATTTTCATAATCCTGCTTCGTTAGGTTGTTTTTTGTTATATCTCTGACGTCGAAACCCAATTGGTGCTCCACTGCGAAGTCCTTCAATTCCTTTAGGAAAGCGTACCATTCATCTCTGCTGTCCTCATCGATCTTGTTAACAAGATCCCTGTTGTAGTACACCTTCATGTTCTCACCGTCCGCTAGGCTTATGCTCACGCTTCCGAAAGTGTCGGCATCCTCGGCGAATTCAAACTCAAAGAACACTGCGCCCTGTGGATCCGCTGTGGCGGCCCCGTTCTCGTCACCCAGTCTGATGTTGGCGAACTGTGATCTGATCTTGTTGAATAGGTCCTGTGAGTTTTTAGGGTTCATATAGTGCTATTTAGTGCCTTGCGAACTTGAATATGGTTCCATGTTGTGGTCTCTGTACGGTACGGTGTGTTAGTACAAAATCATTATTACCAGCAATTTTAAGCACCTCTGCGTCGCTTACACCCACGGTTTTTGGCACATCCTTGCCGACTATGGGCACACGTAGATACAATGTTGAAGAGCACTTCTTGAACATATCGTCCAGTGCCCCTTGTCGCTGGTTGTTCTTTATCTTGTGATACACACCCAGGCAGAACACTTGATCGTAATCTTGATACTGATAGGATATGTAGTTTTCCGTTGAGAATTCTATGTTCGGTATTCCCACAGCATTCTCACGTGCCTTCGTTATTCTGTAAGGCTCTATGTCAAACGCAAAAACTTTTTTGAATCTCTTTGATAGTTCTATGGCTATCAGTCCTTCGGCACAGCCAACATCCAGCACGGTGTGATCTTTGTTGAAATCGATTATTCCTGAGAGATCATTCCATCGTTCATTGAAGTCAACATTACCTTCCTCACCTGACTTGTAATATAGATTTTTTCTCACGTTATCCTGTGAACGATCCAAAGATGGGCATAGGTGTGATCTCACTCGTCCTATCTGTCCATTTCTCAAAAATTTTAGGATCAAAGTCCGCTAGTACTTTCATCATACGTGTCATTAATAGACACGCACTGACTAGGTCGTCGTGCTGTCCGGGTTTGGCCTTGTAACTCATGCCGGATGCCACGAAGTCTTTAAGTTCCGATATCAACAACTGCGAGTGTATTTTCATCTTGTCATTCTCTATGAGTTCTTTGAATTTGGTACAGGCATCTATCTTGTGTTTTGCTGTGGTGTTGAATCCCCTCCTGAATTTACGCCTGTGTCCCTTCCTGATCGGCTCACTTAAGAACATGCCCATGATGTTCTCCTCACCTATATCCATCACACGCATCAATGCGGCCTCACCTATGGAGTTGTTCTCCATGGAGTAGAAAATTTGAGGTGTTGCTGTGGAATCCTGTTCCATGATTGTATCATGTATGTGTTTGTTGATTCCTTGTAGAATTCTTATCTGTTGGTTCATCGGGGTCATGTTATGATGCCACTCGCCCACTTGCTCAAATGTGGGAAGTTCAAAGACCTGTATTGCGGCGTAGTCACCGCCTGTTCCCATGCTGGGATCCAGTGACACCATGTAGGTGTGTCCTGGGGTTGGCCTCTTGAACCAACGTACCTGTCCTGTTGTCTCGACAGGGGGTGTGCCCTCCATGTCGGCTAGAACCATACTGGAAACCAGGGTCTCGTCAAAGATCAAGAACTCACATTCGTGTTCCCTGCGGAACCGTTCTTCCCCGATCCTGGCCCGTTCTGCGTCGGCCCACTCTTGATCCCTGTCGGGGTGTTCTGACCAGTGTGCCTTCATGGCGTAGAAACCGTTGGTGCCTGTTATCTTGTCGTTGCCGTACTCGTCAAACCTCTTGTTGGCCTCTTTCCAGATCATTGCGAACTGGTCTTCATCCGAGTTGGGAGTTGAGGTTATCATGCACTTACCACCTGTACTCAAGGTTGGTGATAGTGATGTCCAGAACTCCTTGGCCTTCTCTGGCGGTTGTACGAACGCGAACTCATCACAATATATAAGTGTGAGTGACATACCCCTACCTGTGTTCTCTGTTGTTGTGGTCGCCATTATCTTTGAACCATTGTCGAATTCTATGCTGTTCCGGTTGTATTGTGTCACGCCCGCTTTGATCCACGATGGCAACATCTCGTATGCGTAACGCACTCTCGACATGATGTCTGATGCACCCGCATATTTGTGTGCGGCTATTAGGATCTGTGAGTCTGGTCTGAACATGGCATACCACACCAGGTAGCCCGATGCACACGTGGTCTTGCCCGTCTGTCTGGGTAGCATGGCTATGCTGAATCTGTGATTGTTGTAGCTCTCTATCAAGCGTTCTTGGTACGGGAAAGGTTCGAAATTCACGGAACCCTTGACAGGATGCTGTATCATCATGAACTCCCTCATGAAGTACAGAGGCCCCGTTTTGGGATCCATACACTTCTCAAGTTTCTCTACCTGTTCTTTGGTGTACTTGTGTTTCTTGTGCGCCTTCTTGATTTGGTCGCTATCTAGTGATACATACGCCATAGTGTAGTATTTAACGCTGTTCGGATGATCGGAAAAGTATTACTTTGCTTCTTTGTCTTTGATGGCTTTTTTCATTGGTTCTTTTTTATCACCATCTTTGTCCATATCCAAGAAGTCAGGTTTTGCTTTTTTGGCTTCTGTCTGATATGCTGATTTGAAACTTTCGTACTGTGTTCTAAGGCTGTTGGCAAGTTCTTCTTCGGTGATCTTGTCTTCCTGGGCAACTGCCATTGCGTTATCACCGTCCTGTGCTTTCGCGAACTGCTGTTTACGTCTGTTCAATCCACCTGAGTGTACGTTCACTAATGTGTCTATGTCTGAAACTTTTTCTTCAGGTTCGTTAGCGAATGTTTCCGCCGCTTTCTCTTCATCTGGTGCTGTCACCATGTTCCTGAACTTGGCCATCTCATCACCATCTGTGCCGTGATCCGACGCTGGTTCTTCAGCACCGATCATCGCCGCGTCAACAGGCTTGACTCCTGCTAATGATAGTATCTGCATCATCATGGACGCTTCTTGAGGTGTGTCTGCTGATATCTGGATCGCTTCTTTCACTGTTTCTTTTTTGTCTTCTTTGCCTGTTTTTTTGTCATGATATGCTTTAAGGCCAGCTGGCATCTTGCCTTCAACTGCTTCTTCTGTGCCATTTATGCTGTCCCAGAAACCTGCCAGGCTCTCACCATGCTTCTTGATGAATTCTTCTCTTGAAAGTTTTTCCGCTTCGTCATGTAGGTAGTCCTTCATTCTGCTTTCGTCAACTTTAGGATTAGTTCTCTCAACATTCTCCACAGCGTCTTTGACCAATTCTGGTTTTGATTCTGCGATTTCTTTTAGTTTCTGTAATACATCTATCATTTCCATGGCTTATTTTCCTTTTGCTGGGTGTGGGTTACCTTTTACAGGACCTTTGTGTGCGGCCTGTATCGGTGATGGTTTGGATTCTTCTTCGTTGCTCTGTAGTTCTTGTGTTTTGTTGTCTTTGCCCACTTCCATATTGAGTGCGTGGGCTTCTCTGTCTTTTAATAATTCTTTCAGTAGGCTCATGTTGGCCTTGGTTGAGTGGAAGTCTTCTGCGTTCACTTTAGGAGCATCCTTGTACTCGATGTCATACAGTTTGTTAGCGTACTCTGATTTGATCTGCATCTGGTCTTGGTATTCCTCTGTGGGCTCACCTGGTTTCCTCACAACGATGTGTGTGGCTGGTAACCTCATCCTGTCTGAAAGGTACTCTTTTAATTCCCTCACTGACACAGGATAGTTTGTTGTGACGTCAAAGATTGTGACTTCCTCGTTGCTCAACATGGGGAAATCTAACGGCATGGTCATGATAGGTGTTTTCTTGCCTGCTGACATTTTAGACACTTCAAATTTAGCAAGTGCTGTTTCCATCTTGTTGGCGAAATCCTTGTCAATAGCGCCTGCTACCTTGATTTTGTAGTCATACGACTTTACTGATTCTGCTAGATAGTCCTTAAACGTGCTCATATGCAATATTTAGTCTTTTTTTAATAGTTTCTTCATCAATTCGTTACGATCGGATATTACGAATCCATCGCTTTCCTCTATTTGACCACCGTCTTTGTTGCCATCTTTGTCCAGTTTCATCTTCTTGAGCTGTAGTTCCACCATCTTGAGCTTCTTGTCTATCTTGCTACCCTTGGCGTCTATGGCGTTGCGCAGGAAGTTGCTGGCAACCTCAAAAATACGTCCTGAATAACGTGAATCCACATTCATGCCTAGGTCCATCAGGTTCTTGTAGCTCTCTTCTGCTTCTACGGCCAGTTTGTCCAGTTCGAGGTCACTCAGTTCCCCCAGACCCTTCACCTGTGGCAGTGCGGCCGCTATCTTGTCAAACTCCGCGTAGCTCTTCTGTAGGTTCTTTGCGGTCTGAGGATCAACGTTCTTCAGCACTTCCTTGGTCTGATCTCTGTTGGCCCTGGCCTGCTCCTTCTTATCCACTTCCTTGAAGGCCTCTTTGACGTTTGGTAAATTAAGTATGTCCTCTAATTTCTTTGTCATCGTCGTATTTACTTACGTTTGCCATTGTGGAACAACTGCTCTTCTGACACCACCCTGAACTTGATCCTCCTCTGCTTGGCGTAGGCACTTGCGGCCTCCCACTTGGCCATGTTTATGATTACCTGTTTCTTCTTGGCCTGACTACGTCCCGCGGACTCCATGGTGGTCTGACTCATGGGCTTGACCTCAACCATCTCGGCGTGTTTGCGACCTTCCTTGTCTTGGTACACTATGAAGAAGTCTGGCACATACACTGTGTACTTGCCCGTGAATGGATGTCGGTAAGGAATCTTTATTGATTCAGATGCCCATTGGTACACGTTGGGGTGTTCGTCACACAACCTCATGAACGCGTGTTCCCAACTGGATCTGTATGTGGGCGTCTTGGTGCCCACATATTTTTCTCCGTTCTTGGGAGAGAATTTGCCCCTGGCGAATCTCGGTAACATTAGTCTATGATATTCCTAGATACTGTCTCTTTGGTCGTGAGCGTCTGCCTGACACCCAGCCTGCTGGACTTGTATCTGTTGGCGTTGAGTATTATGGTTGTCAGTTCTGACAGTAGTGCCGGATCCGCATAGGTCAGTTTGTCTAATATTTCCTGTGGTCTGATGTTGTCAATCTTTGCTTGTGATAGTATCACGTAAGCGGTCGATTCTGCCGATGATCTCGAAAATCCACGCTTGACGAAGAACGCCACGGTACTATCATAATCACCTGCATTGAATTGATAACCGGTTTCGTAGTTTGTCGTGGTCAGTTTTTCTATTGTCTTGTCCAACTCGTCTTTTTGTTTTGGTGGTAGGTTTGTGTAAAATTCTGCCATTACAATGCCGCTTTCTCAGTTGCTACAGACACGTTTTGTGTTGTCCTGTCTATTTTGATGTAGCCTTCTGTTATCAGTTTCCTTATGTCCGTGATTGCTTTGTTCCTATAAACGGTCTTGGTTGTAGTGCCAGCACCCGCATATTCTATATCGGATTCTGCCACTGTGAGATCCTTCCTAGATCCTATGTCTTTGTAGTATATTCCGGCCGCGATTTCATCCTTGATGGTCTCGTCGACGGATATAAGATTAAAAGATTCTTCTGCTGTAAGGAAGTTGACTGTGTCTAGTGATGGACTGTTTACCACACGTGTGTTTTGTTTTGTGCTCTTATCGTTGATACCTTTAGCATTAGCAATAATGGCCGCTCCTGCCACAGCGGCACCGACAGAGAAAGCACCAACAGGATTAGTTATTGTGCCTGCCTGCTTGCCAACTTCTAAAATACCTTCCTTGGCTATGCCTTTGAGTTCTTCCTTGACATCTGATTTTTTGATTTTCTTGGCATTGTTGTAGGTGTTTGAGGCCGCCAATATCGCTCCTAATATGTTTCCCGACTGTACATTCCTTATCACTGAACCTATGCCGTCAACAACACCGCCCGGACCAAATATACTGTTTGTGCCCCCGCCTAATACAGTTAAAGGGGAAGGTTCTTTGTCATAATGTATTGTGGCAAATCCAGGAACATTATTTTTGTTTATTATTCCTGATTTGTATATCACTGTTTCGTAAAATATCTGCATGGTGTTCTGTAAGACACCGGCGCCATCTGCTTGGTCTAAGTTATCGTGGCTAAACGAACCTATAACAGGGTTGACCAAGGTCATAGAAGTGAATCGTTGTTTGTGTAGCACAAATATTTCTATACCTTTCAAGTAAGGCTTTTTTCTCACGGCCGGTGTGTCTAATCCAAACTTCGTGATATTTTTTTTGTCTATACCATCGTAGTAATCGTCTTTTGTGTTTGAAATAGCAAGGTCCGAATTTAAAGCAACTGAGTCTGCTATGTGATACTCATAATATTTTTTCCAAAAAGCATTTACAGTGTCAGCGTGGTCGTCATGGAATGTAATGTTTACTGGTTCATATTGTATCCTGGTTGCCGCATACATTTTCTTGTTGTACTGAATTTTTTCTTCCAGGTTCATTCCGTATTTGGGTAGATCAGCACTTTTAACCAACATGTTGAGTTCATATCTTTCATTGGAGTTGAATCCGTTAAAGAATAGGGTTTCATCGGTGTTGAACACCACGTGGAACAGGAACTTCTGTTTGGGCATCAACTTGTAGTTGTCGTCTATGTACAGTCGTGATGCGTGTCGGAAGTCTTTCATTCCCGGTAGGCCGTCTTGGAATCCTTGTAAGAAGTTGTTAATGCTTGGCATATGGGTATTTATGGCCACAAAAAAAGCGCCTATAAAGACGCTTTCCTTGTATAATTGCTAACTTAATTTTGATTAACCACCAGTACTCAATGTACCGATCGTTCTAGATACCGCTGTTCCGATTCCTGTTCCTGTTGGAGTTTGGATCGCGTTGTCGTATCTAATTGACATAGTGATAGTCGCTGGGTCTGAGGTTGCGTATGCTAGTGTGTTGTAGTTCACGTTTTCTACATATGCACCGTATAACTCAAATGTTTCTAACACATTTGGTGCACTTGCTCCGTTACCACCATCTAGCATTTCAATTCTAGCAGTGAATTTGTAATCAATACCTGATGCCGCACTTGACTGTTCAAAGAAGTCAAACTGTTTCTGGATCTGCTCTCCAACCAATTTAGTCACAGAGTTGTTGACGTCATCTCTAAGATTGATTGTGATTGGATCCCAAGTGTGTTTACCTGCAACATAAACTTTTGAGTTGTACACGTCCAGTGTCACGTTGTCGAAAGTCAAGTTAGGTCTCGTGATGTCTATAACTTGTTTTGTTAGTTCTGATCTTGGTGTTGATACTCCAAAATTCTCCAGGATCGCTCTAAAACGATACTGTAGTTTTGGCATCAATAAACCTTGTGATGCTGAACTCTGATCGTTCGC